GGAGTTAATAAGGATAATAATCAGAACCAAGCAGGTATGATTATAAAATTTGGAAGCGGTGTTTTAGAAACAGTTGTAGGAAGCGACTTGTTAGCATCTTGTTTAAATGCAATAAATCTTGCTGGAGGTAGTTATTCTTCATATTTAGATGCTTGTAATAATGGTCCTTCAGATGCTAAAACTACATATTATCAAATAGCAAGCGGATGTGCCGCAAATACGGCATGGACAGATATTGATATGGCACAAGTAATTCAAAATCCTGGCGGCGGCTATGGAATTTATTATCAGGAAACTTCTGAATGCCCTGGCGGTGGAAGTGGATATGCAAGAGAATACAATAGCTCAGGGTTTATGGTAGGAACTGGTCTCTGTTCTTAATTTTAAAAATAAAAAAATGGCAACACTAGGAACATACTATTTTGATACAGCAAGTTTTGCAAATGCAACAACTATTTATGACGATGCTAATTTAACAACAGTAGCGGCTAATGGTTTTTATTCTGATAACTCTATAGTTAGAGAACAGGTGAGCGGAGTATTGTTTGCAGGTCAATCTTGTGCAGTACCCACTCCGCCTAGTCCTCCGCCTAGTCCTACATACTCTTTAACCTTATACGCTAATGTAAGTTCGGGTACTAACCCACTACAAGGATGGGGAACATCAACAGAAGCTTGTAATGGAACTGGAACGCCTGTTACCGTTTATTTAGGCCAAAACGTTTCAAGTTTACAAGATGCTTATAATAACGGATATGTTTTATATATAAACAATACCTTAACTACGCCATATGCAGGAGGAAGCACATATTTTAAAGATGTTAGTAGCCCAAGCACTGGAAATTCTTTGCAAGTTAGTAATTCAGGTTCAATAGCAACATTTAGTACTTGCGTTGCGCCTACGCCTCCGACTCCGCCTACACCACCACCTACGCCGCCTACACCACCTACGCCGCCTAGTCCAACACCTACGCCGCCTACACCACCTACGCCGCCAGTGCCTAATCAGTATCAAATACAAAATTGTAGTAGTGGTGTTCAGGAAAATGTATCGCTGCCGCAAGCAGTTACTCCTGGAGAATCTATCCTCTGGCAGTCTGTATGCTGGGAAGTTATGGGAGCGCCTACGGGAACAACTCAAGCTATATCACCACAAAATTATTATAATGACTGTGCAGATTGTCAAGGTCCACCACCTACGCCGCCTACGCCGCCTACGCCGCCTACTCCTCCGACTCCGCCTACTCCTGCGCCGCCTAGTTCATTTACTATATGGGCTAACTCATCTTCAGGAACTAATCCATTGCAAGGGTGGTCATCGTCAACGGCTGCTTGTAATGGTACTGCAGTTCCGGTGACTGTATATAATTCAGCGGGATGGACAACAGTACAGCAAACATGGATAGGAGGTAATGCTTTATATCTGGACTCTGCATTAACAACATTATATAATGGAAATAGTACATATTTTAAAGATTCTTATTCAGGAGGTAATTATTTTCAAGTAGGACCAAGTGGATTTATATCTACATTTTCAGCATGTCCGTAATTTTTAGTAAATTTGAGTAAATTAAATTAAAATGAATGAAATAAAAAACTTTCTAAGCAAAGAAGACTGCTTAGAAGTTATGAGAATGATAGACTTAAATCATCAACCTTCTTCAGTAGTTGAAGGTGGGTATGATGTAAGTACTATATCAAAAACAAGGACCTCTAGCACTTGTAATTTAGACCATAACAACCCTACTGTTCAGCGTATTCATAGTAAAATTGCTAATTTTTTAGGAATAAACATCTTAAAAGGAGAGCATCTACAAGGACAACTTTATGAAGAGGGTCAGTACTTTAAAGCTCATCAAGATTTTTTCTCAGGCCCTGCTTATGACAAGCATTGTCTAGCTTCAGGAAATAGAACTCATACTTTAATGATTTATCTTAATGATGATTTTGAGGGGGGTGGTACAAATTTTTTAAACTTAAATACTATAGTAAAACCAGAACAAGGTAAGGCTGTTGCTTGGGAAAATATGTCTGATGGGGAATGCTTAGAGTCTGCTATGCATGAAGGTATGCCTATAATAAAAGGGAAAAAATATATTATCACTTCTTGGTGGAGAGAAAATGTTTGGGATGGAGCTGGAGATTCTGCTAGCTATATAAATAAACCAAAAGTTTATACTGATAAATCTCAAATACCTAAGCTAACCACAAAAGGATTTGATGTTGTTAGAGTTCCAGAAGATACATGGAATTTAATACAAGATTCCTATGAGCTTTTAAAGGACAAAAGAAACATCGAGATTTTTGAAGGCAAGGACCATTTTATAAAAGGAGATAGTGAGATTATATCCTACGACCATACACCTAATATAAGAAATTTAATACACAAGCAGCTCCTGCCTATACATAGAGACTTTGCCGGTGTAAATATCGAGCCATCAGCAATGTACGGAATAAGGTCTTATTTAAGAGGGTCTAGCTTAGTTGAACATACGGATAGAATAGAAACACATCATGTGTCATCTATCATTCTTGTAGATAAAGATTTAAGATGCGGATGTCAAAACAAAGAATTTGGAGACGATTGGCCTTTAGATATAAAAGGTCACGATGGAGAGTGGTATAAAGTATACCTAGAGCCAGGTGATATGATATTATATGAATCTGCTATTTGTCCTCACGGAAGGCTAGAAAATTTTCAAGGCACATACTACAGGAACTTTTTTGTTCATTACAAACTTATATGATATTACATTTTTTAGCTCCTGAAGATAAAACTAAATGGGTAGCAAAATGGCAATTCTGTTTAGAGACTTGGCAAAATAGTTACAGCTCTATCAGAATATGGAACGATAATGACATAGATAATTTTATAAAAAAAAATGACCCAGATTTTTTCAAGCTATTAAATAGCTTACATAAGATATTTAAGCTAGATTATGTGAGAGGTTTAATATTAGAAAAGATTGGAGGTGCATATATAGATATAGATATTGAACTAAAATCTCCATTTATTCATCAATTAGATGAAAGTAAAATATATATTATAGAAGCTTCAGCTGGAGATGAGATATTACAAAACAGTTTAATGATTTCCCCACCTTCAGATTTTTGGAAAGATTTTTTAACCTATTGTAGAAATAGTATATATAATAATTTGGATGAAGTAAAAGCTTATCCTAATTTAATTGAAGATGTGCGAGGAACAATTGTAAGAAAAACTGTAGGTCCTATTGCTTTATCAGAATTTACTTCTGCAACTAACAAGCATATTGAAATACTTCCAGCAAACTTATTTAATAATTCAAAAGGCATTAGTTTTACTAAACATCATCAAACTGGAATCTGGGGCTTCTTAGATTAGCCACAATAAATTTTTGTAAATTTGTAGTTAAATAAAACCATATGTCTTTTTATTATAGGTTACAAAGTTGTGATAATGCAAGCGTCTTTGTAGATGCGTCTTTTCAAACACAACAAATATATAATTATGTTTTATTAATATATGGTCTTGGCTCTTCTGGACAGGCCGTTGGTCATTGCTGGAGAGTATGGGGAAGAGCAGATAATGGACAGTTTGTCAATCCAGCTGCTGATTATGGTTTAAATGGCTGTTCTCAATGTACAGCCCCCACACCGACTCCAGGGCCGGTAACTTCATATTCTTGGCAGTTTAATGCGGTTCAGGGAAATGGTTCTTTTGTAAAGCCAACAGTTTGTGTTAATGCTCCCGTAACAGTATACTCCGACGTACCAGATTATGCAAGTATATCTTGTGGAACACAGCATTTTTGGTTGGATGCAAATCTTACCAATCCATTTATAGGAAGCAATCAGTTTTATATAGCTACACCTGGCTCAACGCCAGCAACTGGAACAGGGTCTTTATTGTTAGCAAACAATGGTGTAGTTACTCATAAATACGATTGCTCGGGTTATAATATATGTTCAGGACCAGCGCCTACTCCAACACCGACTCCGCCTACTCCTCCAACACCGACGCCCAGTCCTACACCCCCAACTCCTCCTATACCAACCACTCCGGATTATTGTTTGAGCGGTACAAATGCAGTAACATTTCAAACGATAGGAAGTGTAAACTCTTATGTGTTTGGTGGCAACTATGGTTTATACGGAACAGGAACTGGTATTTTTGTATTGACAGGAGTTCCTTCAACACATCCTATTGCCATACACAACTTTGGTAAAACAGGTCAGATAAGCTATACAGGAACT